AATCCATCTCGTAATTTAGATTATATATTACAAAATTTTTTGTTTGATGTAGAAAATGGGATATATAAAAAAATAAATATATGAAACAACAATTTGGTAATTAATAACGTCGTATTGAAATTTAACCGAAAGGGATAAGTAAGAAATTTTTTGCATTTATAGTGTTTTTAATATTATTATTTTATATGTATAATAATAATGTCAGAGCCAGCTGATAAAAGCTTATATAGTAAGGTAAAATCGCGTGCTGATAAAAAATTTAGTTCAAAAACAGGAATTTACAAGTCTAGTTGGATTGTTAGAGAATATAAACGTTTAGGTGGAAAATATAGAGGTAAGAAACCTGGTGTAAAGTCTGCTGGATTGAAAAGATGGTATAAAGAAAAGTGGGTAGATCTTAATAGACCTATTAAAAATTCAAAAGGCAAGGTAATCGGATATAAATCTTGTGGAAGATCTTCTGTTAAAAATAAACAACGTTATCCATTGTGTAGACCAAGTAAACGTGTAACATCAGGAACTCCAAAGACTTATAAAGAAATTAGTAAAATAAAGATTAAACGTGCAAAACGTGAAAAGAGTCGTGTAAAAGGATCTCGTAACATAAAATTTGGAGGTAGTCCGCAGTATTATGGTAAAAGAAGTAGTGTTATGATTCGCGTACCTGAAAATGTAAAACGTACGGCCTTGTATTCTTTCAAGTTGAAACGTTTAGGATTTAAAGGAGGTGTAGAAACAGGTTGGAAACGTGCAAAACAATTAGCAACCAGAGATTCTATACCTATACAGGACTTGAAATATATGAGAGCTTGGTTTGCTAGACATATAATTACTAGTTATCCTACATATAAAAAATGGCGATTAGCAGGAAGACCAAAAGATAGTTCTTGGCATAACAAACGTGGTATTATAGCTTGGTTAATTTGGAGCGCCGATGCTGGATTTAAATGGGTAAATTCTCAAAAGAATATAAACTTATTAAATAAATATTACAATAAATCATATAAACCTATGAAACTTCCTAAATAATTGATTTTTAAAATCTTTTAATACAATTTAAATGTACTTTACAGATTTATCAGATGAGTTAAAACAAGAAATTATAGATAAGTATACTATTCATAAAATTAAAAAACAAGATTTGCGTAAAGAATATGGATATAGTCAAAAAATATGTCAGAAAATATTTAAAGATATACCTAATAATAGATTATTTGATTATGATTCTTGTAATAATGCAAATATAATTTGGGATAAATTATTCAATAAAGAATATGAAAAAGAACTATATTATTGGATGGGATTTTGTATGGCAGACGGAAGTATAGATACAACTAACTATAATGCATATACTACATCAACATTATCATTAACTTTAGCCGATAAAGATATAGATAGGATTAAAGCATATTCATATTTTTGGACAAATAATAATGATATACATTTAATAAAAATGGATGGTTATAAAACTGTTCATGGAGAAAAACAATCAACTTCGTGTTTTAAATTTTCAATTACAAAATACGAAGAAAATTTTAAAAATTTTGGATTAATAAAAAATAAAACCTATAATTTTCAAGAACCAATAATAAATGATAAAAATAATATGATTAATTATCTAAGAGGTTGGTTTGATGGAGATGGTTGTGTATATATTACATTAAAATATAAAGAAAGAGTACAACTTACAGGGATGCCTACGCAAGTAAAATGGTTTTTAAAAAAAATAAATGAGTTGGGTTATAATGGAAGTTATAAATATGTAATTGCTGTAAAAACATCTGATGCAATACAATTACGTATTAATGGAAATAATAATATTAAAAAGTTTTATGATATTTTAAAACCCAACGATAATGAAGAGTATATGTCAAGAAAATGGGATACTTTAAAAATTCATTTTGAAAAATTAAAAGATAAAAGATTTAAATAATTTGTTAGATGGGTAAATTCTCAAAAGAATATAAACTTATTAAATAAACACTTTGGTAAGAATTATAAACCTATGAAATTACGTTCTTAAAGACCCTTCTGTTTCAAAAAGGAGTTTTGGACTAATTATTATATAATAATCTTTCAACTCGGAGTTGTTGCGAAAACTGTTTTTTATTTTTAAAGTTATCATATTTATAATTAGTTATAAATATTATTAATTAAAATTCACAAGATACTTAGGATTGAGATGCTAATGCTGTATTATAAGGTACAATATTTACAAAAAATAAACTTGTGATCTTTTTTGTTAATTATTATACAATATTTATTTCATCGAAATCATTTTCTATATTAAGCGTATTTGGTATAGCTTCTATAGTTTCTACGTTTTGTGTATTTGGTGTATTTGTATTAGATAGACAATTTATAATTAGACTTTTAATTTCATTTATAGAACCAGGATTATTAACTAGTAAACTATTGATAAAATGTAAATTTTTATTATATGCTAATTTTTCTATATATGGTATTAGTTGAGGTTTTGAATTTAATAGTTTAAGTGCATCAGTCAATTTAAAATTACCTTCTAATGTAGATACAATATTTGCCATTTGTGGTTTTGTATCAATAAGTGTATGAGCTATTTCTAAATCTGTATTGGGTTTTTTATTTGAAAAACTATTTTTTATACCAATTGCTAAACTATGCAAAATCCCATTGGCAGGAATAGGTAATAAGGGAATAATTTCAGAAAAAACGAAAAGTGAATAACCAATGATGGTAGTTATATCTGGATAACTTGACATATTTTTTATATAAAACGTTATTTTTATAAAAAATATTAAACACACTTGGTAAAAAACTGATTTATTTTTATTTTTGTATACTAATACAGCTTCTCGTGTAAAAAAATGGTTTTTACAAGAACACAAAAGCGCAAAATAGACGATTTGCAACAATCAAATACCATTAGTGAAAATCTAGAAGTTCAAGATGATTTTTCAAATGTAAGATTAACAAAGAAAAAAAGAACAAAAAAACTAATTGAAAAAACTCAAGAAGCATGTGTTCAAACCGATACCGACGCAGATGCAGACGCCGATGTAGAAGATTGTACAGATGATTCTTTTATAAATGATAAGTCGGAAACTAGTGAAAATACAAATACAGAACACGAACAAGATGGAGAACAAAATCAAACAACTGATCAAGCAACTGATGATTGTGAGGAATTGGATATAATTTTGGAAGATTCTGATAGTTCACAAGATGAAACTGAAGAACAAAGTAAAATGAATTATATAGGATCTGTTTTAGTAGATACTATTCAAAATGTTTTAAAACAAGTTATCAAGGTTGATGATCAATCAGACGTATCTGTTAAAGAAAGGGACGAATATGATAAATATCTTAAAAATATAGATTCTATTTATGAAGGAAAATTTTTTGAACGAGTTTCCATAGATAAAAAAAAGAAAACGTTAAAAGAAAATGTATCAATTGAACACATTACAAAATTAAATGAACAACTTGATTTGATAAGAGAAAAATACAAATCTGATGTTCCAAGTGTTGTTGATGTATTGAATATGGACGTTGATGTAATACAAAAACAAAAATTGCTAGAAAATATTTATAAATTTACAAACTCTGAAATATTAACACACGAATATACTTCAACATTAAAATCTATAAATGATAAGATTAATCAATTTCAAAATACAGAATTACTAGAATTAGAGCGTAAAATATTGGCTACGTCAGATGATTTACAATACAGTGATAATTATAGAGAAAAAATATTACGATCAGAAATGTCATTTAATAACAAAGTTATTTCATATAAGCGATTAGAAGTTATGGATTCTTTTGAGGCAACCGATACCTCGGAATATGCAAAATATAAAGCTTGGATGGATATTATGTTATCTATACCTTATAATAAGATGGTAGGAAATACCTTTTCTACAGATATAAATTCATCCAAACGAATTGTAAAAAATGTTCGTGAAGTATTAGATAAACGCTTGTCTTTTTTGGAACGTGCAAAGGATCAAATTATAAATATTGTTACTCAAACATCTAGAAATCCTAATTTCACAGTAAATGCAATTGGATTATACGGGCCCAAAGGTACTGGAAAAACTAATTTGGTAAAAAGTATATCCGAAGCATTAGGTAGACCTTATAGAACAATTAGTTTAGGAGGCGAATCTGATTCGTCTTTGCTTACAGGGCATGGTTTTACTTATGTTGGCAGTTGTCCAGGTAGAATAATTGAAATTTTAAGAGAGACAAAATGTACAAACCCAATTATTTTATTCGATGAATTGGATAAAGTATCTGAAACACATCACGGAAAAGAAATTATTGGAAATTTAATACATATGACAGATTCGAGTACAAACAATAAGTATAATTATGATAAGTATTTATCAGGATTAGAATTTGATTTGTCAAAAGTATTATTTATATTTACTTATAATGATGAATCAAAAGTTGATCCAATTTTGGCTGATCGTTTGTTCAAAATTCAAGTTGATAACTATTCTATTAAAGAAAAATTAGAAATAACTAAAACACATTTGATAAAATCTATTCTTGATCAATATTGTTTCTCAAATGATGATATACAATTTGACGATAATGCTTTGAATTATATAGTAGAATCATCAAAATCAGATCAAGGTATGAGAGATATCAAAAGAAAATTTGAAATTATTGTTTCAAGAGTTAATACTTTGATGTTAACTGATCCAGATACAGATATTGTAAGATTACAATACAAAAGTCTTTATAAATATTTCAATAATGTTAGTAAACCAGTAAAAATCTTGCGTGAACATATCGATACATTGTTACTTGATAGTATATCAAACGACACTAATGCAGACAATCCTCCATTTGGAATGTATATTTAATTTGTTATATTGAAAAGTAAAAAAAAATAATTTCAAA